TTTTCAAACTTCATCCGTTTCCTCTGTATCTTTAGATACACTATTAACAAAAGTATTTGATAACTCTTTACGTTTTACTTCTAATGCATCCCCAACCTTAGAAGCCATAGATTGTGTAAAAACTTTTTCCGCTTCTATATTATTTCCTGATGCAACAGCATCTACAAATTCCCTACTCATGTTTTTGTTCCTTTCAAACCGTTTTTATCTAAAAAACTTTTATCATCATTAAAGTCTGTTTGTGGTTTTTCTCCACCAGCATCCTTTTCTGGTTCTTCGTAATCAGGCATCTCATCAGGGGTTACAATTCCACCAGCACCATCTTGTGGGTAGCGTGTAATACCATCACCACCATCTGGTACAGAAATACCACCATCCTCAACACCTTGTTCTGTTTCTCTACGAATTTGATCTTGCATCTCATCTATTTCAGCATCATTCATTCGTAGCACTTTCTTGAGAACATATTCTTTACTAAAGAATGTTCCAATATAAGATTGTATACTCTCTAAAGACTGTATTCTGTTTTCTAACAGTTCTGCATCTTTTAACTCTGCAAAGTGACCGTCTTGTAAGAAATCATATTGAATATGTTCTTGCATATGTGGCCAATCTTCTGGTGCAATAATTCCTTTTAACAATAACTGTGTTTTAAGAATATCTGTAAATAGTGGAGTAAACTTTTTACGAATACGTTGAACAAACTTAGTAAATTTAAGTTCATCTCTTGTAATCTCTGTAGACCGACCTAATGAAAATCCGTTTTCACTATCCATTCTTGAAATAGGTACATTCAAAGATTTGTATAATTTCTTTTGAAAGTAAATTATATCATCAATCTCTCCAAGATTTGATCCACCTGGCAATGTTGAAATTTCTGTACCTCTACCACCTTCTCTTCGTGGAAGCCAAAAATCTTCCAACATACTCATATGATTTCTATCGTCACGAATCTCACCAGTACTTGCATCGTACACTAGTTTGTTACGATAACGATTCATAACATCCTTGAGATATTGTTCTGCTTTTACTTTTGGAAGATTACCAACATCAATGTAAAAAATTCTACGTTCTGGTGCTCGTGAAATTCTATAAATTACTAACGCATCTTCAATCATGCGTAACTGATTAACTGGTTTGATTGCTTTATGAAGATGAGATAAAACTCTACCAGAGTTTCCATCAAGTATTCCAGAAGGAGTATAAGATATAGCATCTGCAGTAATTTTTATACCACTATTAGAGCCTCCCATTCCAGCAGAATTTAAACCTTTTTCATTATAGAGAAAATATTCATCGGTTTTCTCTATCATATCAACACCAGTTTTGTTATCTGTATTCTTTTTAACTTGTCGTACTTTTTTAATTTTTGTAGGGTCAATATACCTAAGTTCTAAAATACCTTTACTTGGGTCTTTAGTATCAATTATTTTATGGAAATATATTCTACCATCTACATACCAACGTCTAAAAATATCATGGCCTTTACTTTCAAAATGAAGAAGGCGCAAAACTTCTAGAAACTCATGTCTTATTTTACGTTTAATTTTATCTGTAAAAGGCAATCTATCTAAAGTTACTTGAACAGGTATATCATCTTCATTTGATACTATACCTTCATTAACAATATCTTCTATTGCCATATCACACTCTGCTTGTTGCGCAATATCGCGATATCGCCTGATTAAGTCTATATCAGTACGTTCTCTACCATCTTGATCTAAAATTTGTCCAAAAAAACCACCGCCGGCAATATCTATAGTACCGTCATCGGCAGTTGGGGAAGTGAATGATGGTACACTTCCCTCTGCCTTCTTTGGTCTTTCTATTCGGAACCCGAAAAGTTCAGCCATAATATCTCCTACTCTTAGTTATTTAGTAGGTTCAAATTAGAAACTTACGCCACTAGGCTCAAAGTGTTGATATCTCCAAGTTACTTCAAAAGTTTCAATTTCCGTTGCTTCAGCACTTGACAGCTCAATTGTACCGACTGTTAATGGATATGCTGCTCTGAAAATGTAACTTTTAAGAACAGTATCATCCCTATCTAGTTGTTCAACGGTCAAGTCTGTCTGATAATCAGCAGGAGCAATGGCTCCAGTATTATTGGCATAGTCATTAATACCGTTTTGCCATCTTTCCATTGCATTCCTAATCATAAAGTCTGTATCATTCATGAAAGTTGTAGTCCATGGCTCAGGTGCTGGTCTATCACCAGAAACATAAATTGTACGACCACGAAAAGGAACAGCAATTTCACCAAGACTTGAATCTGGTAACTGAGTTGTTGTAACAAGAAAAGAAGTTCTACGAACATCTAATCCGATTGCAATGCCAGGAGGTGGTGTAATTGTAACTCTATATTGGTTAGCTCTTGCACCACCGCCGATTAGATTAGCTTTGAAATCATCTATATTAGCCATGATTAACCTCCTACCTCACTAAAGGCAACCCCTGTACGAGTTGCTATGAAGTTTAGGGTTATGAAGTTAATTGACCGAGCAGGTTTAATGTAAATATCTCCAATAAACTCGTTTCTATCTATAACTTCGCCGGTATTATTTGTACCGTCTGCGACTACCTTAAAGTCTGTTATACCTCGCCTTCCTTGTACATCTCTCAAGAAAGGTTCTACCAAGTTACGGAACTGGGCCCGTGTAAACTCATCGTTAAATTCAAAGAGTTGGAACTTAGCAGCTGTTGCAATTGCTTTTTCCAGAACCAAGAACAACCGTCTTACGTTGATACGGTCAAAGGCACTTGGCTTCGATAGGGCAGTTTTATCTCCAAAGAGAACCACACCCTGGCCTGGGAAATTAACCACTGGATTAACTCTAAACCGATATAGTTGATCTCTTTCCCCTTGTGTTGGATTGTAAGATAACTTAATAGCACCTCTTACATTTCCACGATTATAACCAGCCGGTGAAAACCAAGGGTCTGCTACACCATCTGTATGTGCACACAGACCACCAATATCACCGTTCAATGGAACAAAACGATATACATCATTGTATTTGTCGTACATATATTTGTAACCACTATCAAACACCACATAAGAAGATGAAGGACATAGTTCAAAAGCTTCCGTTACATTTTCTGTTTGTGTAGTTGAGTTTGTAACACCAACTGTTGCTGCACGATATGGAGAAACAAATGCAACACAATCTTTTCTACCTTCTACAAGAGAAGTAATCATTGTTACATGAGTATCTTGTCCTGCTGCAGTATTTGTTACACCAGAACTTGGCCCACCAAGAACCAGATTAACATCTTCTGTTTCTGCATCAGCAAACTTATCATATGCAAGTTCTAGTTCACCTGCAGTTACAGAATAATCATCTGTACCACCTGTGAATGTTACAAGAGTGATAGGTTTAATTTCTGTGTAAGCACTTGTTGTATCTGTGCCCCAGTTAGTACCAGCAGCAATATGATCACCCCAATAAACAAATTCGGACTGATTAAAAAACACTGTCGGATAATATATACTATCTCCTTGGGGCCCTTTAGCAGATGGATTTTTTGAAAGGTTAGCATAAGTTTCTATAATGGAACTGGTTCTTTGTCCTGCAACATCTACATCAAAACCAGTTATATCACCTGTGCCGTCAAAGACTACAACGTGTATCTCATCATCAGCACCCCGGCCGTTTTGTGTATTCCAAGCAGACGTTCTAGGAGCAGCATCAAATCTATCAGCAAATCTCCAACGTCTTGTTATGTACGAGTTGTCAGGAATAACGGTTTGAAGACCACCCTCATCCGCATCATCTTTCAAACGAATACTCAATGTTTCACTAGAAATACTAGTAACCTCATATTGAGTATCACCACTTTCTACTGAAGCATAATCAGAAAATGCCATACTAACATTGTCTGAAATTGTAATTTTCTTATCTAGAATAAGAGCAGTTTGAGATGTAACAGTTTTAACTGTAACCACCTCATCAATACCTGCTGCAATAACTCGCATACCAGTTGTAATCGTACCAGAGTTTGCATCAACTGTGAGGTTAATGGATGGTGTAGAGATTGCACCGTTACTTGTTGCAGTAACACTATCGTTTGTGTGAAACTTAATCATGTCTCCAACTTGGAAGGCAAAACCAGAAGCATCAGCATCATCGACTGTGATTGTTGTATCACCAACTGCACCAGCACCATTGACTAAGTTGCCTACACCACAATCTTGCTCATATGCAGTTGCAGAGGGACAAACTT